ACCAGAGCGACACATTTTGTTTCTCGGAAACTCGGTTGACATTGCCGCAGGCAACGCCGTAGGATTGGGAAATACTCGCGTGCCACTTGCCGAAGGCGTTAAACCTCTCCCAGCATCGATTGAGCCGGCAAGTCTCGTGCAAGCACTGGTCCTCATTGAAGACGTTGAGAAACAGGCAAAGGAGATAATCGCTAAGGAGCTATCAGGTAAGTAGTGAGATGGTTCAAAGTTGCGAATGATTAAAGTGGGATTTTGCTTCCCACGCCATCACCAGTTTGATGGGGAGTAGCTCAGTGTTAGAGCACTTGGTTTTAGCCAAGAGGTCGGACGGTTCAATTCCTCCTTCCCCACGCCAAGTTTAGGCTGACAACCATTCGTATAAAACTCAAATGTGCAGAAAAGTCCTCAATTAGGAGGCAATACCCAATTAAGGGTTTAGGAGGTTAGTTTTGGCAGATCTATCACATCTCGGCGGACTCAATCCAGTTGAAGCTCTTGACCTAGCAAATTACGCAGACAATAAGGAGTCTACATTTCGACTCCCAGTTAAGGGCCGTTATACTCTACGAGCCCCAGAGAGCTTCCCGGCAGCTGCGTTCACAAGAACTAAGGCAGGTGCCCTCTCGATCCAGATTGATCCGACAATTGTTGGACCAACGAATGAAGGGTTCACAGTAAGGTTCACAAAGGTTAGCGCAAAGCCGTTCAAGCGCGACGGCGTGACAGTAAGTCAGGTAGGCGACTACCTAAGGTCTTGTGGTTTCAGTGGTGTCCTAGCCGATGAGCAGTCTATTGCCGACGCAGTAGAGGCTACAGCTGGTGCTATCTATGAAGCTAAGCTAGACTGGAGAGCTTACTCAAAGTCAGGTTTCTCACTCCAAGGTATGGAAAGGTTCCCGAAGCTTGCTGATGGTTCCTACCAGTCATGGGTCGAGGATCCAACTTTGAAGGATGAGAATGGTAACCCCGTAAAGGTTCGTGCCAATATCATCGTTGACCGTTTTATCCCACAGGGCGAATAAGACTAGCTAGTGGTTAGATAAGTTGGAAGGGGGCAGACGATAGGGTCTGCCCCTTTTGTGTCTTAGGACCCTAATGGTTAGATCGTCCTGTGGCGGAATAGGACGCAGGGAAGTATGGCAAACATGGATAACCATACAAGCCCGTCATGTAAACGCTAGGAGCTACTAAGGCAGTGACCGAGGCTAGGCATACCATACTGACCGGCTGCAGGCTTGTATGGGGCAGGCTAGCCATGTGAGGTGGATACGGGAATCCTCACCAGGACGAACCATAAGGAGAAGAATGTCAGATACTTTAATCTACACAAAAGCACCAGCAGATGTTATCGCAAGGTTAGTCGAGAAGATGGGTTACTCAGTTCTAGGTGAGAACGAAGGCCATGTCCAGATGGCATGTGTTGCTCTTGCCCTCTCCATTGAAATCCCAAACCTCACTCCAGAGGGTCTCCAAGCCGGGGTCAAAGGCGCTACAGAATGGATCGCAATGTTTGGAGCTAACTACAACCAACCCATGAAGGTGAATTGAGATGATCTTACTCGGTGCAGCAGTTGGAGTTGCTATACTTTTTTGTGGACTGTTTCTTATATGGGACGCCCTAAGATGGTTCTATAATGACTGGAGATCGTGATGGCTCTTATCGCACTGGACTTCGACCACACCATCGTAGATGGAGATGTGGTAAGAGACTACGCTAGGGAAGCCATTAACATCTGGCGTGAGAATGGTCATAAGGTAGTCATTCACTCCTGTAACAACCCTAGATGGATTGAGAAGGTCCTAAGAGAGAATAGGATCGTTGTAGATCACATCTGGGACGAGAAGGGTAAGCTTCTAGCAGACATCTACGTAGACGACAAAGGCTACAGATATGAGGGAAATTGGCGAGACGAAGTAGACAAGGTCCTCCATCTAGTAGAAGGATTAGACAATCGGAAATGGTAGGACCCTGTCCTAAATGTAAGCGCAATGCTGTAGTATATATGGGCACCTCTAAATGGTGCCTAAGTTGTGACCATAGGTGGGACGAGAATGACATCTAACGATTGGGTTGTAGAAGAAGGCAGGGCTGAGGGTAGGGTTATGCCTCCTCAGAAGCCTGGAAGGTCCAAACAAGACTACGGCACCCCGCCAAAGTTCCTCCAAGCGGTCATGAACAGACTGGGAATCACAGACTTCACATGGGACCTAGCCGCTTCTGACGAGAACACAGTCACTGAGAATGGATGGTTCACCGAAGCCGACAACGCCCTCACTCAAGAGTGGCCGAGACTTCCAGGATGGCTGTGGCTCAATCCACCATTTGCTGACATCTATCCGTGGGCTCAGAAGGCTTACGAAAGCTCCCTGTTGGGATGTCGTGTAGCTATGTTAGTCCCCCTATCCATCGCTGAGTGGTGGACCGACTACGTGGACAATAAGGCGTATGTCCTTATGCTCCACGGTAGAATTACGTTCGTAGGTGAGGATAAACCTTACCCTAAAGATTGTGCGCTAGTATTGTATGGACCGGAAGGTTATAAAGGTTACGAAGCTTGGAGTTGGAAATGAAGAAACTGCTCATCGTCGTTCTACTTACGATCGTCTCGTCCGCTTGTGCAATGAACTCTATTGGAGTTCAGAAGAGGGATTTCATCTATGCCTTCTGTGAGAAAGAAACAGAGGGTGTGACTATTACAACGAACTGGGGCCAGCTGTGGGAATGTAAGGATGGTAAATGGTCACAGAAGAAGTAGGCCCCCTCTGTACATTTGGTTGTGGTAAAGGTGCAGTAGTTAAGGGTAGGGACTCCTATGGTAAGGAGTTCCACTCTTGTAACAGGTGTTATAAGGTAGACCGAGCCTTTCCCAAGATCGTATCAACTAACATAAGTGAGTTCGCCCGCAAGGAAGACGATGAAACTTCGTAGAGAATATGAATTACTCAAGGGATTGTTTGTCCCAGATGAGGACATCCTGACCGACGAGGAAGATGCCTTCTCCTTCTACACTGAAAAGGGTATAATGGGTTTCAATAGGAACGTTGAACTATTCTGGAGAAACCGAGACCTTGGAGACGAGAACGATTCATAATGTGTACAGACTTCACTGAAGGATGGTGTGGGCATATGAGTGTATACGACGATACCGACGAAGCCTATGGTACAGGGCGCTGTTGCTGGTGTGGAACACGCTTCAACTCCTACACAGGTGGATGCAGCCACGGTCCATATGAATATGATAAGAAGTGTGGTAGATGTAAGCATAAGGCTGAGGTCCTTCTAAGTGGACTTTGTAGCTCATGCTATCGGAGAGACTAGTATCTAATGATCATTCAGAAGCCAGAAACTTGTAAAGGTTGTCCTCTGTTTGAGCGTCCCCATGGTAAAACGTGGGGATTCTCGACGCCTGTCGGCACTGGTAAGAATGGTGTCATGGTGGTCGCGGAGGCCTTGGGAAAGGATGAAGAGCAAGAAGGGATGGCGTTAGTCGGTAAATCGGGTTATACGTTATTCCAACAGTTAAAAAGGATTGACATTGAACGAGAAGACTTCACCCTGTTCAACGTGCTTGCTTGTAGACCTCCTGATAACAAGCTTGTCGGAATGTCATATGAAGCTGATGCAATCCGGCACTGTGCCCCTAACCTTGACGCAGCAATCGCAAGTGCTAAGTCTATTGCGAGGGAGTCTGGAAAGCAATTTGTCATCGTTACACTCGGTGTTACACCATTCAAGCGAGTCCTCGGACTAGACTATAAGAAGGATTCAGACCTTCTAAAGAAGGACCACTATGGTTACCCTTTCTGGTCAGACCAGTATGGGTGCTGGGTTCTTAACGCACCACATCCTGCTTACCTCCTAAGAGGTAACACACATCTCTGGCCTATCGTTCACTTCGTGTTCCAGCGTGCCTTGGAGATTGCTACAAATGGACTTACTCTTGATGAGCCTGATTATCTGCTTGATCCTAACCCTACCGAATTTGAGACTTGGGCTATGGGTTATGAGCGAAGTCTTGTCGATGATTCTGACAACCCCCTTTCATATGATATCGAGACTCCTTACAAGAAAAAGGTAGGAGATGAAGAAGAAGTCGGGAAAGATGAAGACGCAGACCACACCATCTTGCGAATCGCCTTCTCCTACTGGTTCCAAGGCGCTACGCATACTGTCTCCATTAAATGGAGCGCAGAATATCTCTCTACAATTGAGAGACTATTTGATATTGCCAGATATGTACTTGGATGGAACTCAGATAAGTACGACTCGCCTAGAGTCAATCGACATGTCAAAATTAAAGGGATTGGTCTGGATGGGATGGTCGCGTGGCACATCCTAAACTCCTCACTCCCTAAGGCTTTAGGCTTCGTCACCCCATACTACTGGCAGAGAACCTTAATGTGGAAGCACCTAGCTGACAGTCAGCCAGCCTTCTACAATGCTAAGGACGCAGACGCTGCCTTGAGGAATTATATTGGAATTAGGAAGGACCTGATTACCAATAACCTATGGCATGTGTATGAGAAGCATTGGATTAACCTCCATAAGGTTCTCAAGTATATGTCTGAGCAGGGGGTCCTTAGAGACAACGAGATGAGAGCTAAGGCTGAGACAGACCTCGCCCTTATGCTCGACACCATCGAAAAACAGATGGAGGAAGCGGTTCCTGTAGACGCACGTAAACTAAAGGTCTATAAGAAGACCCCTAAGGACATCACTGGAATGATTGAAGTTCCTGGTGAACTTACAGAGCGCATGTGCCTGAACTGTGGAGAGATTAAACCAAAGAAGAGTCATAACTGTTGTATTGAGGGTTGGGTACTAGGTGAGAATAAAGTTCCAACCACCCTCTGGGCTAAGCCTCTAGAGTTTAAGGTCTCCAAGCTTGGGATGAGTAACTATCAGAAGAGCCTTAAGCACCAAGCCATCATTGATAGGAAAGAGAACAAGGTCACCTACGACGCAGATGCAATTACCATGCTCATCAAAAAGTATCCTGAGGACCCTCTTTATCCTAGGATTCTCGAGCATAGAAAGGTTCAGAAGCTTCTAAGCACATATGTTGGAATTACACTTCCAGACGGGAGACTACATGGTGGAATGCCAGTTGGGAAAGATGGACGCATTCACACTCAGTACGGTAGGGATGCTAGCACTCTCAGGTTTACCTCAGAGGACCCTAACTTGCAAAATCTCCCACGTCCCAACTCAAAAGACAAAGACGACCCAACTAATATTATCCGGAACCTCATTGTTGCGGGACCCGGAAATATATTTTACGCGAGAGATTTCTCCGGTATTGAAGCAGTTCTTACAGGATACTTCGCTGCCGACCCAAGATACATCAGACTTGCTAAACGAGATGTCCACACTTATTACACTGTTTATGCATTGTATGAGTTAGAGGGTGGAGCAAGGATAAAGAGTGCTGACCTCCCAAGCCTAGACTGGCCGGACGAGAGACTCTTCCCACACCTAGAAGCCCTGAAGGGTGAGTTCAAGGTTGAGAGGAATAACCTTTATAAGCACTTAGTCCACGCTGCGAACTTCATGCAGGGTGCGAAGGGTGCCCAAGCGAAGATCTTTTCTGAGACTGGGATCGAGTACCCAGTTAAGACCGTTCAGAAGGTCATGGACGTGTATTATTCCCTGTTCCCGAAGATCAAGCAGTGGCACAGGGCAGTACTTGACGAAGCCGAAAAGGACGGGTATCTTAGGAATCCATTTGACTACATCCATAGGTTTAGTCGAGTGTTCGACTACAAGAAGGAATATGGAGAATGGGTCAAGAAACCTGGAGCAGATGCAAATAAGGCCATCGCTTTCAAGCCTCAGTCCACTGCCGTTGGAATTATCACTGAAGCTATCTTGCGGCTGTATTATCAACGTTTTGATGAAGCAGGGCAGTATATGCGGCTTCAAGTACATGATGAGTTGTTCTTCGAAACACCAGAAGAAAATCTGGCCACTCTTGATCAAGTGGTACGGGAGGAGATGGAGCGACCTGTACCACAACTTAGAATGCCTACTAGTTGGAACATGGGAAGTTGTCTAGGTATTCTAACCGAAGAGAAGAAAGGATATAGATGGGGATTGATGCACTAACTAATTGGGACCTGAGATATATTGAACTAGCTAAGGAAGTAGCTAGTTGGTCCAAGGACCCGTCCACAAAGACTGGAGCAGTCATAGTTGGACCTGATAATGGAGTTCTTAGTATAGGGTTCAATGGGTTTCCACGAGGAATGCCTGACGATCCTGCTTTATATGAGAATAGGGAAGAGAAGTACTCTAGGATTGTCCATTGTGAAATGAATGCTATCTTACAATCTGGACTAGTTCCCATGGGCTGCACTCTCTATACAGTTCCATTCATGTCATGTGACAGATGTGTGGTTCATATGCTCCAAGCTGGGATTAGGCGGTTCGTCGCGCCAGCCTGCACTGACCCAGAAAAGCTTGAGAGATGGGGACCAGTCTTCAATAAGACTAGAAAGTATATTGACGAGTGTGGAGGAGCATTAATCGAACTATGAGACTAGTAAAATTTACAGACGAACAGGACCAACAAGTATTTGTCAACCCAGATCTAGTTCGGTATGTATGTGAGAATGATGACAACTCAGTAACACTAGTCTTCGACAATGAGGCTATTATCACTCTGGATTTGAGACATAACATATTTACGGTCGTATCTCAGTTGGTGGGAGTCTAATGAGAATCTACATAGCAGGTCCGTGGGCACACCGTGGTGACATGCCGACCATAGCAGAACAGCTGGAACAGGCAGGCCACACGATCACATGGAAGTGGTGGAACACCCCTGAGACCCTTGAGGGTACCAACCATGACGAGGAACTCACTAGGCAAGCCTTCCATGATAAGAGAGGTGTTGAGGAGTGTCAGGTCTTAGTCCTAATCAACTCGGCTAAGTCTGAAGGTAAGGCCTTCGAACAGGGTGTGGCGGTAACTCAGAAGAAACCAATCATCGCCATAGGTAAGCTAGGTGATGGAATCGCTAAGAACGTCTTCCACTACCTACCTAACTATGTATGGGTAGAAGATGTTCAGGCAGCGATAGCTAGGCTCGAGTCTATCCAGTTCGTATACAATCTGTATGAGAATGTCTATGCCAGCTAAGAGAAGGGGCAACTGTTATGTCACAAGTGAAGCCTTATATCATCTCCTTGGCGGTAAGCGGGCCGGATGGACGCCGGTTCGCACACGAGTGGGAGATGACACCCATTGGTGGCTCAAACACAAGTCTGGCCTCATTCTGGATGTTACTAGAAGCCAGTTTCAAGGTGATGTGGGACCAACATATGAAGAAGGTAGGGGCAGCGGGTTTCTTACTAAGCGACCCTCAAAGAGAGCCAAGGAACTAATGGAAAGGTTAGTCTATGCCAGCTGATCTAACTAAGCCATTCGCTGAATCCTGCTGTGATGGGGGAATATGCTCAATCACTAAGGATTCATGTCAGCCTTGCGGCTGTGACATGGGATGTAAACCTAAACCACACTATTGTGAAAGACATAGATATGAGATGGAGGCAAATGAATCCGCTCGAACAACATCTAAATGAAGTAGTCAATCCATGTTGGAACTATGCTGGTCGTATCGACACCTACGACGGTCATCTACAAAACGCCATCCTTGGACTAGTCGGTGAGACTGGTGAGACCGCAGACATAATCAAGAAGATGCTATACCACACGGCTAATAAGGATGCCGAGTATAGAGAGAAGTTAAAGCATGAGTTGGGTGACATCGCCTTCTATTTCGCTAAGGTCCTAGAGCTAACAGGCTTCACCCTAGAAGAAGTCCTACAGGCAAATAAGGAGAAGCTTGAATCAAGACACCCTGAGTTGGGTAAGGTCGCTGCGCGTTTCTCAGATGGATACATTAAGTAAAGAGGAGGTTGAGTTCGCATTGGCAGGAAAACCATCCAACCCGAAAGACATCATCGGCTCTGATAAGCTCCCTCTCGACCTAGTTCCTGGAACGACTAAGGCTTACCTCGCACTTGGTCATATGGAAGGTCACCTTAAGTATGGTTTAGTTAACTGGAGAGAGGCTGGAGTGAGGCCTTCTATCTATCTAGCTGCTCTTGAACGTCATATTGAGAAGTTCAAGGCGGGAGAGTGGGAAGACCCAGTTACCCAAGTTCCCCACTTAGCAAACGCTCTAGCTTGTGTTTCCATTATGGTAGATGCGGCTCACTCAGGTAAGCTAGAAGACGATAGACCTAAGCCTAATGGTGGCTATGTGGTAGGCAGTCTCCCTGAGGTCACAACCCTTCCTAAGCTGATTGATTCGTTTAGTCAGAAGGTCAAACACCTTAAGAACTTATTCGGGGGAAGTCGCCCAACTGACTATTTTATAGACGGTGCAAAGGAGAGAGAATGATCTTAATAGCAGCACTATTCGTAGTCATACCACTTATACTTCTAGTTCTAACCCTAGATGATCTAACTGTAGCTTTCAAAGACTACGTAGAAATGGTCAGGGAGGATTATGACGCATCAGACGATTAGTTTCATTAAGAGTGGAGTCAGGATTCTAGGCTACGTTCTCCTCATCCCATTCAGCTTCGGATTCTTAACCATTCCAGCCGTTGTGTTAGTTATATCTGAGCTTATTGGGGTCGTAGAGGAGATTGGACATGAGTAATGAAGTTGACCTAGAGGAGGTTTGGGCGGCCATAGAAAATCTACGGTATGAATTAGACGATCTACATGAGCTTATCACCTATATCCAAGACCATAGGAACACAGGATCACTAGGAGACAGGTTAGTTAAATTAGAGGAGGCTGTCTTTGGCGATAGGAGATAAGCTTAGATTTATCAGGATAAAATCAGCCACCAATGATGCTATGTCAGCAGAGTTGAAAACCCTCCTAGGAAATGAGCAAATCATTCATATGGCAGTGGATGGGAATACAATTATCCTATTGGTGGAAGCCTGTGAGTAACTTACTAATTGCTTTCATGGGCCTCCCCAGGTCTGGTAAAAGTACTTTATGCTCCAGCCTATCTAAGGAGTTAGGTGCCCCAATCGTTCGAAGGGATGCCATCCGTCTAGCCCTGCATGGTCAACGCTACGCCTCAGATGCTGAACCCATGGTGAAGGCCATGTCGCTCTATATGATTAAAGCCCTCTTCGAGGCTGGGCATGAAGTTGTTATCTGTGATGAAACCAATTACTCTCGTGCGGCGCGAAGGGCTCTACTTTCTCCACAATGGAAGACTGTATACTACCCTGTCCTTACCTCCCCGGAAACGTGTAAAGAGAGGGCTATTCGAACAGGTCAGGAAGACCTTATCTCAGTTATTGATGAGATGTTTGCACGGTATGAACCATTAGGAGAGGACGAGGAAGTTTACGAGCATGTCTAAGAGTCCCTACACTCTAGAGCCTAGGTTCTGTATCTGTAACGGAAGTCCGTATACGATCTGTGCGATTTGTATAAAGAAGAGGAAGAAGTCTAAATGAGCAAGGATGACAAGTCTAGGTGTTTCTTTTGTGGTAGCGAGTACCATTCAACAATGGCATGTCCATTAATAGCAGGGAGTTAAGATGAGCATTCTAGATAGAGACATCAGGCCGTGGGACGTCGCCTACACCACCTTCGTGTCTGATGCAGAAGAGTTCGATAGGGAAGTTAGACAGTGGTATAAGGATAGTCATGGTGGTCTCGACCCAGCCCTATCTGACGTGCATCACGGTTACTGGCGAGTCATTCAGGAGCGGGACTGGTGGGTGACACCAAGACGAGCCTTACAGGATGCGTGGCCTATGCCAGTAGAACCACCTGAGCCAGGATCAACCGAGAAGCTAAAGATCAATGGTCAGTTCTTCATGAAGGAGAGTGGTGAGAGGTTTACCGCTAAGGAAACCACACAGTTCAGACTCTATAAGAGGTTCTTGGAGGGAGAGGACATCAGCCCAATCGTAGCTCAGGTCCAGTCCTATGGGTTTAATATGGTCAGGGTTCTAGGAACCTGCGACTATATGTTCCACCTCTATCCACAGGAGTATAGTGACCGCTACTACACATCACTAGGACCATTTGCCTCCTATCTCTCATCATTTGGGATCTATCTTGAGTTTGTGGTTTTTGCGGATGCCACTAGGGTGATGCCAAATGGGAATGAGCAGGTTAACCACTGGAATAGGGTGGTCTCATCGTTCCAAGGGGTTCCTAACGTCATCGTAGAACTGGTTAATGAGAATGACCAGACTATTAATCACATCGACACGAACATCTTCCCTAGGATTCCTGGTGTGATCCTAAGTCATGGATCTAACGGTAGTCAGGCCCATCCTGTTGAACCATTCTGGGACTATGTAACCTTCCATACAAATGGAGCGTTTGAGGAGCAGAGGAAGATTGGACACAATGCGTGGGAAATCTGGGGCGGACCAACCCTGACTAACGAGACGAGTAGGTATTGGGAAGTTGGTATGTGGGTGGGAAGTAGTCTAGACCGACAGAAGACTCTAGCTTACGACTCAGCTGCAGGAGCTGCTCTACTCTGTGCTGGAGCCTGCTACCACACAGTAAATGGTAAGCAGTCAGTCCTATGGACCTCAAATGAGGGTGAGGTTGGAAAGATGTGGACTTCAGGCATGGACTCTGTTCCCCTTGAGTTCCAAGATGGTGCTTATATCCGTAGGGATGACCTTTTAGCACCTGATGTTCTAAGGGCCTATGAGAGACGACTCTCAGATGGTCGAGGACATGTAGTTCTCATCCATAAGTAAGTTCAATAAGTAAGTTCAAGTAGAAATAAAAAAGCCCCCTAAAATCTAGGGGGCTTTCGTATTTTAGACTACCTTTCTAATGGTAGACTACTTATTTGTGACGGCCTTCGCTGCAAGTAGGCTAGCCTTTAGGGCCTCTCTCGCCTTAGCTACGGCGTGCTCAGCATCTAGGTAGGCCTGATATAGCTTACCTACGTTCTCATCATTGAGAAGATCCTTCTCAGCTGCGAACTCAGCTAGACTGACTGAGAGGCCAATAGCAGCACCAATAGCATCTCTCTTATTTTTATCATCAGCACCCTTAACTAGATTAACGATGTTAATGATTCCTGGTGTTACTAGAATTAGCTTTGACACGAACTTTGTTACATCCATTCTTATTCTCCTTCTGGGTTAATGGGTAAATAGGGAAACGGCTTGTTTTCTTTTCTATGTTTGTTCCATGCGTGGTGACCGAAAGCTTTTACTCCTAGCCATCTGGTCCACGAGATTGGACTAAACCATCTTAGTTTAGACCTCATCTGAATAGATTCCTTTAACCTGTCGTTAGCTTGGTCGAAGGTTACAGGCTCCTTATAAATAGTCATCGCATATCTGTAGTGGAAGTCGTGTTCCCAACATGATTCGATAAACCAATCCTTTACTCCTGTACAACCATCAGATTTAGGTTCTACATTATTCGCCCACCATCTAATTACCTTCCAATAGGCTTTATTTTCTAGTTTAGGTAAGTTAAGTTTAGACAAGGATCGTTCCTGCAGGATATGTCCATTTATTTGGACCTTTGTGGATGGTCACGTTCTCCCACACATAGCCATTGGGATTGAAGTACTCAAGAGTCTGAACGCCCCTAAGTGGTAACGTAGTTCCTGCTGGGAAGCCAGAACCATCATGTTGAATGCCATAGTTACCTTCATAGAACTCAACATTCTTAAACGACAAACCACTGAATGGTTGCTGTGGCTTAAGGAACTCAATAGCTGAATGAACTGAAGAGTTCACTACCTTGAAGTCCTCAAAGGATAGATTCTGAACTCCACCTTGGAGTTGAAGTGTTCTACCATTGCCCCCATAAGCTGCGTTCGATAGGTCTTCAATTGTAAAGTTCTTGAATGAGACATTCTTCATGACTTCGGAAGGCTGGAGATAATCTCTACCTAAGATTGAGATTCCACCTGCCACATGTTTCATGGTGCAGTTGGTGAATTCTACATTCTCAATGGTGGCGTATGGATCCCGTCCATATTGGTTCCTGACGGTCAGGACAATACCATAGCCAACTTGGGCGTCTACCCACGAGTTCTCAAAGAGGCAGTTGTCTACCTTGACATTCTTAGCCATCTTGAGTTCGAACAGATTCTTATTACCTGTGCTGGCTTGGAACCTCCAAGTGTTTGGTTTGTTAAAATGGCAATTTGTAAAGGAGATATTCTTTGGCATTCTAGACTCAGCTAGGGCATCTCCTCCACCAAACATCACATTCTCACCTGAGGCCTCTAGATAACAGTTATCTACCACGACGCCGTCTGCGTCACGCTCTGATAGGAGGGCCTGAGAGTCATCTGAGTACCAGAAGCCCCCTAGCCATGAGTCGAGAGCTGAAAAGCCGCTAGAAGCCACATAGACGCCTCTCTTCTGTCCATTTGGTGAACCCTGTAGGACTACCATGTCTAGAAGAAGGTTAGGCTTATTCATTATGACAAGAGTGTTACTAGGGGTAGTTCCCAGTACCTTAACCTTAACGAGATTAACGTCTGGTGCCTCTACATAGACCTGACCATTAATGGTTGGGAGAGGATCGGTTGGTGTTGGTCTACCTTGTAGTGGGGCGTTCTCCTGCACTAAGGTGCAAGGCTTAGAAATGGTTATAGAACTTGAGTTAAAAGCAGTCGGTAGAATATAATGTGTTCCTACGGAACCGTTGGCAATAAGGGACTCTAAGTTATCGCCAACCTGAACATTGTAGGTTGGGATAGGGGGATTTAAAAGAAGTTCTATTTCGGTAAGAGCAGAGTCGAGAGATAGCTTACTAGCTAACAGGTTCTGTTTGATTGTCTCTAGGCTCATCCTTGGGTTTCCTTGTTCTGGGTTTGGTAAGATTGAACGGCGATACTGACTTAATCATCGCTCGGGGGACGAACGTACGTCCCCTGAACACATCGTGGCCATCTTGAGTAGATTGCTCATTCGCAACTGAAACACCAACATGGTCGTCTTGAATGAGCCAGCCAATCGTCTCCACTGGCATGGGTTCGTGGGTTGCAGCAATTCCGTGAGCAGTTGCAAAGTTCTCTTGGTCCTGCCAAGCATCGTCCCACGACACAATTACTAGCTGTCTCTTCGGCTTCATGTCCCTCCAACCTTAATACTCTAAGCGCATTTCTCCAGTTCGACTCTGGACGATCCGCTTGGAGCATGACTATCTACCAAAATAGCCCTGAAACTTAACAAGATCCGACCAGACAGCCCCGCCAGAGAAACCGTCGCACGGTCTACCGTGAGCAACCTGAAGGACTGATACGACCTCGCCCTGCTCGTTAAGGACAGCAGATCCACTGTTCCCTCCACACACTGTCATATCAAATGTCATGAAGTGCTCTCCACCTAGGTTCGAATCTACTGAGGCGATATAACCTCTAAATAGTTGTGGATCAGGATATCCTAGTGGGTGTCCATAGACATAGACCTTCTGACCTACATTAGGGCTTCGTAGTGCTAGGCGTAGTGCCTTACCTCCACTGAGTCCAGGAACCTGTAGGATTGCCATGTCATGGACGAAGTCTCTTGCGATTGGATTTGCTGTCTGGCCGCCAATCTGGATGGTGACTCCTTCGACAATAAGGTCTGGGTCAGGTACGCAATGGTTGGCTGTTAGCCAATAGTGCTTAGCACTATTAATGAGTGAGGCTGTACAGATATTGCTGCCCTCGTGGGTAATTGGGAGGACTGACTTAACGACCTGTGAAACGTCAAACGCAAACGCTGGAATTGAGAGAGTGAAGGCAAGAAGTGCTGTAAGGAAGAATCTCACGTTGAACTCCTATGGGAAGAGGAGTGGGGACCTTAACCTAGGCCCCCATGGAAGGGAGTTTAGATGGATGGGCGAGGAAATTTACCGAATAGTAGATCGAACGTCACGACGTCTTTCTCCTTGCTGACTAAGTAACCACGTGTAGAAGAACCACTCCATATAGGTTAATGAGTTTTACTTATCCTTTAAGGACTAGCTTACAGGATTCTAAACTTAGTAGATCCTTTCTCTGCCTTTAGGTTTCTAAACCAACCGAAGCATGATCGGCACTGGAACCTCTGATAGGTTCGTGTGATGGCTCGCTGAACACCTCGAGACTGGAATTTCTTAGAACCACAGCGTGGACAACCTGTCCCACCGAAGAGTTCCCGACTTACATAATTAGGAATATAAGGGATGAGCTTCTTGAAAACATCTTTGAGCAAGATCACATCTTGCTTGTTGTAAGAGACCATCTCTTTGATTGCGGCCTTATCACCCTTGAGGACCTTCATCCATAGTCCTGAAGTTGTAGGCTTCTTCCTACCTACCTTTAAGAGCTTACCAATGTAATCCAATTTGTTGCTGTTTAGCATGAACCTAGCCTTTGCCACCTTGTAAGTGTCAATAGATGCGATGGGCGGTAGGGCTGGAAGATCATGGTATAGTGCGCGAGTGTCGATATACTTCTTGTCAAAACTGTCCGAGTTATGTCCAACGATGACATCAGCCTCGCTTAGCACATCATGGAGGGTCTTTACTACATGGTAGTCGTCTCCTGGATCCTTAGCGTAACGTTCTGGATCGTCTAGGACAGACACGGCATGAACGGTCTTTTCACCTTCCCACATCCAGCTTGCACAGATGATGTACCTTTCTGTAACCAATGAGGACGGATCAATCCAGTCATTGTTGCCAAGTTGAAACACGGCAACTAGCTGGAGTGAAGTTTCTATATCAAAGTACAGCACACGCGGATTTTCCATCAATTCTCCTTAAGGTCCGGTTAGTTTAGAAGGACGGCTCTGAATTGTCAATTCCGGCGCTCATCGAGTCCATTGCGCCCCCTGCGGGCTCGGGCGTCTGACTCATGGCATCCATTGCGCCACCAGACTGTGGAAGACCTTGAGGCATTTCCTGACCACCTAGGGAGTTAAGGTCAAGGCTCTGGCCGCTGTTCATAGCGTCCATCATAGCCTTCATAGGACTAGCAGCATCATGATCCGCTTGGGCTCGTGTGAGGGTGTCCATAGCGTTCTGATGGGCAATCTGAGAGCCTAGCTGACCTGGTGCATACACCTTTCCACCTGTCTGTTGGTATAGTCCTCTATAGTCAAATGGGACGTCAGGCTGTTCTTCTAGCTGATTTGCCTCCATCCACGACTTGAAGATGACTTCTTCGAGAGGTGATAGTTCGGTCTGGACGAGGCGCTGAATGGCCAGCATCACTGCTGGGTCTGGCCCCTGCTGGGGTTTTGCTTTAGGATTGTTCATAGGTTACTTCTTCTCTGGTCCGTAGATAGCGTATGGTGAACCGGCGTTCCTTAAGATTCTCTTGGCGACTTCGCTCCCTAGGTTACTGTCTAAACCTGCGTCTCCACCCCTAGTCGTTGGGGCTCCATCCTTGAGCATTCCGAAGTTGGTGTCGAAGTCCCACACATCATAGATGTGGTCATAGTCGGCGTCTGCCCCATTCTGCCACTCTTTTAAGAGGGCTGTAGGATCATTGAGGGCGCCGTTAGCATCTACTGGGAGCATCTTCCCATTCTTAGGGTTGACTCGAGAGAACCGCCCAAGGCCGCCAATGTTGGCAACACCGTTCTCATAGCTGGGTTCCCTGTATGGAAGTGATCCTCTCCTACTTTGTGGTGGCTTCGTCCTAGGGAGGACGTCCGAGTCTGGATGGATATACTGCTCAAGATAAGGCATATCTGGAGAGACTAGGGTTCCATACTTCAAGCCTATAGCCTTAATCAAGTTCTCAACGGAGCCCTTACGTTCGCCCTTAGGATGATGTTGGTTATCCTCATCATAAAGAAGCTTAGAGGTAAGGTAGTCCCATAGGGTAGTACCACCCATAGACTGGGTGGCGGCGTCCATAATGATTTGAGCTAGACTTGGTTTGTCGGGCATTATCCTATACCATCTGACATCATTTTGGCAAGGCGCTTAGCCCTACCTTTGACCTGCTTGGCCCACTTAGAGTTAAGCATCGCGTTTGAAGCGTCCACGAACCTTGAGTCCTTCACCGCTTTTAGCATATTCTTGAACCCTCTGAACCTCGTTGGACCGAGGTTGAACCGCATATCCAGTAACACACGCTGACGTGTGTCGTCCAGATCCTCGAAATAGGGCAAGAAGCTTTTTAAGTCTGTTAAGCATTCGTTTATATCATTATCAAGAAGATAATTGATCTCATCTTCCGATAAACCTTTGTCTCGTAGGTTTCGGCCTACTCCGATGGTTTCAACCCCTAGGGAGTCTTTATAGACCTTAGTCTTTTTACCCTCATGGGAGATGAGTTGGGTTTTAAGCTTCTGGCGGTCCAACAGGCTCTTCCTCTTCCATAGGCATGTTTTCTTCCATAGGCATACCTTCGTCTTCATATTCGTCTGGAGGACATACCTCTAGAAGAAGCATAAGGGCCTGATGAATCAGATTCATAGCTTCCATGATCTGGGCCTTGTCTGCACTATATAGGGTTTTAGCTGGTGGTTCCTCAGCCATTGGTTCCTGTGGGGGTGCTTCAGGTGGCATGGGCTCTTCGACTGGTGGGGGTGTTCCTGGTCCTACTCTAATCATGATTTAGCTTCCCATTCATAGCGTTCTCGATACGCTCTAGTCTACGATTTACTTCCTCAAATTTAGATTCGATTAGGGTCCTTAGATCCATCTGCTGTGTTTCGATGATTGTAACCCTGTTGGAGAGGTTAACGGCCCAGCCTAGAACTCCTAAGAAGGCTGTGCCTGCTACCCCTAGAATTGTTTCCCACATACTCATCTCCGGCTATCTCTTACTCACTGGCCTATACTTGCTAGTTCCTCTTCTTACTGGTCCTCGCTCTGGTTTAGGAGGATTCATATACTTACCTATAACCGATGGGAATGATAATTCATTGTCTGGGTCTAGGAAACCAGGAATCATCTTAACTGGCATTTGCTGCATGACTGTTCGATCTGGACGGTTATCTTCAACAGCATCTCTGGCTAGAGATCCAATCTTATTGAAGAAGTCTAGAGTTGGAAGAGGTGTAGACTCATTTAGGGATCGAGTAACAGCTCCAATGACACTCTTATTTTTTCTGGAGGCCTGTCCAGCCATGAAGGCTGCAGAAGCAATCATTCCATACTGACCAGCAAAGTTGTTGATGAACTTGTTAACCCAACGTGTGTTCTCATCGTCAGTGTTTAGACCGATGATGTAAGAGAGCGGTGCAACCACACCATTTGAGATGCCCTGCTGAGCAAGCTTTCTACCAAGATTAACCTTAGGAGCCCCACCAACATATCTCTGCCATAGCATTCCTAGGAATAGTGGAGCCCTTTCCATGCTTTGTTCAGCTTGGTTAGTAGCAGTTCGGTAGAAGGGAAGGATCATGTTAACCATCCATGATGACTTTCCGTCCTCGCTCTGAGCGCCTTTCTTGAAGTTAGAGATACCTCTACCTGGAGGTGAGTAAGGGTCTGAGGTTAGAGTGACTCGTCTTGCTTCTTCTGGGCTAAAGCCCGCTCTCATAAGGATATTACGAGCTGCAACGTCACCTGCAGTCATAGCCTCACCAGGTTGAGAGGTCATCCAGCGGAACCACTCAGGACCAGCCTTTCCAAGCTGTCCTTCCGTTCGCTCAGAAGCGTTTCTGATAAGTCGGTGGCCCTCTGCTCGGGCGTGCCACCACTCCCCTGCTAGGTTCTTAGGGTTAACAAGCATCTTTAGAGCATGCCATCCTCGAGTGTCTCCAGATAGGAGGTGTTCCATGCTAGCCATGATGGCAGAGCCGTATGGACCTACCCAGATGTTGATTGGAAGGTTACGAACGTCAGCTAGGAGGTTGAACCTCTGATAGTCAGGGAGCATTCGGAAAAAGGTCTTTGCAGAGTCTTCAATCTTGTAGGCTACCTCTTTCATGGTTTCAGTTCCCATGTTAGGGTTAGTAGCAACCCTGTTGATCAGGGCACGAGCGACTGAAGGAGTCATAGCTCCACCTGCAGCACCAATGATAGCGCCTGTGAGTGGGTCATCAGGCATAGCTACAGCACCCGCTAGGGCACCTGCTGAACCTAGTCCAACTCGTGTGAGAACTTCAAATGCAGCCGCACCTTTTTGATCCTTAGCTTGGCGCTGGAACTTCTTGACGATTTCACTTAGAGCTTTAGACTGCTGCTGAGGAGTCATCTTCTTGAGAGACTCAGAGGTAAGATCTACGGTGTTCACAGCTTCCTGTGTGCCTAGTCCTCTAAAGAGCCTAGTCATACCAGGACTTGGAGCTGGTAGCTTCTTTAGGTCATCCGGAGACACCACTTGCATACCCTTCTTAGAAGCTTCATCTAAAAGGTACTGGTTAGAACCGGCAGTTAGAGGTTTACGCGCTGAAGCCTGAGCAACATCAGAAGGCACGTCTACATAGGCGACATGACCACGCTGTCCTTTTGAGAAGGACTGAGCCATGGTTGGTTTGTCTGTAAACCATCGACCAGCACGCTCTAGATCTTCTGGTGTTGGATTCTCCCTGGCTGCCTTACGAACAGCTGAAAGTTCAGCACCCTGCATTCTAGCTGGAGTGAATGGACGACCACGCTCATCAACTCGGTAGTGTGGAGAGGCAGGAATTTCCCCTGCAGCCTCAGCCGCCTTGGTAGCCTTGTACCCAAATGGGTTGAGATCACCCAGTGCATCAGCCCTGTTCCTGAAGAAGTTGGCTGAAGCTGGAGATGGACCAGAAGCGTTCGCCTTCTTAGCTAGGTCCTGCATGATAGAGGTGGCTTCGTCTGGTGGAAGGGTTCCATGACCAGATGGGTTTATCTTTACCTTATCCCAATCCGGACCACGAGTAGCGGTTAGGAGAGCGTCTAATTCGTCTCCTGCCTGATCTGATTCAGCAAACTTAGCTGTCTTAGTTGAAGATGGAGCTGGTTGACCCTTTTTTATGTGGAGGGCTTTCCATTCAGCAAGTTCCTCAGCAGTCCTCTTTGTGCCCACATATGGAGCAAGCTCCATGTAACGGCTGAACTCTTCCTTAGAAAGTCCTCCCATGTAAGAAGTGTCAACAGGGATAGGCTGGTTACCGTTTGAGCGTGGAGCATCAAATTTCTCTGGCTTGGGTGTGGGCTTTGGGGCCTCCACTTCAGCTCTTGCAGCCTGTCTCTCAGCTTCGATGTCATCAAATAGGACAGTATACTTCCTAGGACCATATTGATGGACACGTCCACCTAGACGGCGAGCAGCTGCTTCCGCTTCGGCTTTAGTCATCTTACCGCCGTGGAGTCCGACCTTCTCTAGTCGTTCTGCTGCGCTTGATGCCTTAGGTCCAGTCTTAACAGCTGGGATTGATCCCCTACCTGATGGTGGGGCAGACGAACCTCCTCCTCCGCCTCCCTTAGGACCCTTCTTAGTCTTAGGAGCGACAGGAGTAGTACCGCCTCCTCCTGACGGTGGTTCGTCAGGTGGTTTAGTAGTCTTCTTTAAAACATCGTCTACCTTGTTTTGGAACTTCTGTGCTGCTGGTCCAAGAGGTGGCTTAGTGGTAGATGGTTCCTTAGGAAACTTTACGACGTAACCAGCTTTACCAGGTAGCTTTTCAATATCAATTCCTGCTGCAAGTCCACCATATGCCTCAGCATCCCTAAGTGCTTCTCTCTTGTTAGTATAGGTATTTGAACGAACGTACTGTTCAGATGGAATTTTGTCCATGGAGTAGGTTGGCTTAGGGCCAGATGGACCTCCACCAATACCATCTCCACCATCTTTGTCTACTGGTGGGGGCGGTCGACGCCATACGGTCTTGGAAGACTCTGTTCCTTCGGGAGTCTTAATCTTAGATGACTCGATGACAACTGGGTCACCGGGCTTCAATCCCTCTTTGTCAGCTGCGATCTTCTCAGCAGCGGCCCGTTCGTCGGCAAGGCGCTGAGTTTCCTTAGCAGCCTTCTCGACCCTCTTAGCTTCGTCAATGTCTGCCTGACCACGAGCCTTAGTTAGGCCCTGTTTGAACTTCTCTTGAGCGTTTAGGGACCTAGCTGTTTCAACATTGTCCTTATCAACAATAGTCTTGAGTTCAGTTCCACCCTCAGTTGTACGAGCATGTTGTAGGTCTGCAGACTCCTCGGCCTTGAACCTCTTGTTCTCAGCCTTACGGACTGTCTCATTGAGCTTACGCTCAGCTGCGGCAATCTGGTCTGCGTCGAATCCTGCCTTGTTGAAATCCTTAAGTGGGTCGTCGTGAGAGATGAGAGAGTCAGCAACCTTACGCTGAGCTTCTTTAACTACTGGTGGAGTTGGAGCGTAACCCTCAACTGAGGCAGCACCTGGAAGTGCAGGGTCAGCAACAACTTGGGCGGGTGGTGGGGTTGGAGGAATAGAAACTCCTCCCCTCTTAACGACTCGAGGAGCATCGGCTGGGAGGTTAACTGGTCCCTTGTCGGTGTAGACTACCTGTGGACGCTGTGGTCCATGTTGCATAGTAGCCTGTTCCATAACATCAGTGAGAGGGTCAACCTTGACAGTTGGAGAAGGTCCACCCCTAATTGGGGTGATGGCTCCACCGGCTGCACCTAGAGCTAGAGATAGAGCGTCCCACGCACCCTCACCGAGAGTCTGTGGGAGATAATTACCGCTACTATTCCACCTACGTAGGACGTTGCCGATCTCTGCTAGACCTGCTCCACGAGCGGCGTTGACGAGCCTACGGCTGCCTGAGAACACCTTACCAAATGGGATAGCAGATAGACCTGCTTCTAGGCCCACGGTGCTCTTATCGATGGGGGTGCCTGATGGAGATTCTAGTTTCTGAGCTAGAGCTTCGCCCGCTCCTCCAATGGCAGCTGCTGCTGGGGTAGTAATGGGTGAGGGAAGGGCTCCAACGATGCCACTTAGGATGCCTGAACCAACCCTAGTGCCGACACCCGCAGCTCTCCAAGGCCAAGAAACTTTCTCTTGTGGAGGAGTGTCTGGAACAGCTCCATACTCTTTCTGGATGAGAGCGGTGAGCCCGTCAGGCTTCGGACCTTGAGCTAGCTTAGCAGCAGCTTCCTGCTTAAGCTTCTCTTCCTCTATTTTTGTGACTGGACGATATTTTGAAGGCATTAGTAAATATTCGCTAGAAGGTCTTTGAACTGTTCAAACTCTTCTGAAGTAAAGCCTGTAGGAGTGTCTACGTCGTTGGCGTAGTTAGCAATGATCTCACTCATGGTTGGAACGCTTGGTGCAGCCTCACGCTTTAACCATGACATCCAACTTTGTGGAGTTACATTAAGGGTCTTATCGATGACGTCTCTAACTGTCTCTGCCACGTCTGGTGTGATTAGACCACGCTGTAGCTGGTCTGAGATTAGGCTCTGCTGAGCCTGTAGAAGGGCTTCGTTGGCACCCCTTGCTCCAGAAGCTGCCTTCTGCCGAGCATCAACAATCTTATTTCTAATTCCAGCTGGTACTACGACCGTAGAATTACCCCCACCAGATCTAGGCGGCTTGTCACCAATCCTTAGACCATTAGGAATATCAATAACCTTTAGACCACCATTAGTCATGACGTATGCCTTTGTAGGATCTGGTTTACCGTCTAGGCCTATGACTGGTCGGTCGATGAACTGTGGCCGATCCCTAGGCTCACGAGGCTCTCTTGGCAGGACAGTTACATCATCTTGGTCAGTTAGTTCGTAGCCTTCTGGTGTCTTGGCACGGGTGGCCTTCCCAGTTGTTGGGTCGATAATGAATCTACCCTTAGGCTGCTTCTGTTGTTTAGTGATGGCATTGTATGTGCCACTGTCTAGGTTGATACCGTTAGCCTCGGCTTCCATGAGGATACCGACCTGCTCTGGGACGCTTACAGCGTTCTGCAGCTGTCTACGATAGTTCTCCCCTAGCTTGGCCTTACGAGCAACTTCTCTATCCTGTCTTGTGCCCTTAAAGTATTCCTGATGGTCAGCTGGATCCGGACCCATGATACCACCTGCAGAGGCTGGGATGCCTCCGGGCAGACCAATACCACCAGTCTCTGGACGACCGCTAGTGACCCCATACTGCTTAGCGAGGTTCCTAATGTCATCAGGCTGGGTAGAGAGGTCTTCTCCAGGCTCCCATGAACTAGATGCAACAGCAAGGCGCTCTCGTTCTTCCCTAGCCTTGGCTTGGGCTGCAAGTTGCTTAGACTGCTCGATGTTCTGGAGAGTGGCTTGGCGGCCTACCTCAGCATTCTGCTTGGTAATCTCGTCCAGCATCTTCTGGCGAGCCTCTTCCCTCCTAGCAGTAAGAGTATCTACTAGGGAGTCACCGGCTGCAGCAAACGGACTTATAAATTGATAGCGTCCCATTTTAACTAATCACCATTCTTAGTACTGACGAGGGTCTTCCTTACCAAATGCACCACCTACTAGTGGTAGCACAGCTGAACCAACTCCTGCAAGCTTTTCCCAGAATCCTGGGTTGAGAGTCTTCTGGAACTGCTTGTCTTTAGTTAGGTCTCTATAGGCTGGCATTCCAGACATACTATCCCTAGAGTTGAGGTCATCTGCACCCAGCCTCATCCTACCCTGCTGGTTAAGCATCCTGCCAGCATCTAGTCCTAGAGCGTCCATTGGACGGTAGGAACCAGGAATACCTGCTGGTCTAGCTAGCGGTTTCCAGCTAGTAGCATGAGCACCCGTCATAGCAGCCCGGTAGGCCTGCTGTTGTGCGTCTCTCTTCTCACGTTCCCTTGCTAGAAGCTGAGCTTCTAGATCTCTGTTCTGGTCCATCATCAGTTCAGCCTTAGTGCCTCTATTTGAGGCGGCTGCTTGAGAACCAGATCCTAGAGCCTTAGATGCAGCATCAATTGCTGGGATAGCAGCTAGACTAGCACCACCTGTAAAGGGCGCTGCTACCCCTGCTCCAATCTTTCCTAGTGTTGACCAGAATCCCATTATTTTATCCTTCCTTAGAACTGCATGTTGTTTGGATTGCGTGGATCCATACGCCAATCAAGTTCACTGTAGTCTAGTCCAAGCCTGTCGCGGCCTAGGCCAACCTGAGCATTATTCTGACGTTCATTTGAGTCGATACCGTAACGCTGTGTTGCGTCGTTGAGATAACCAAGCTCCTTCTGAAGGGCTAGACGCTGATCTTCGGAAAGTCTGTTACCTAGAGAATCTAGGGCGTGAGTAATTTCATCTCTTCTGTTCTGTAACTCTCTACCCATTAGTTGCGATTCGAACAGGCCCGTTGCCTGTCCAGCACGCTCCATAGCCACCCTCTGCTCACCACGAAGATTAGCACCAGGACCGAGAGACTCAGCAGCATCAGCAAGATAATTCCTCCGAGCACGCTCCTGAGCAGCCGCATAGGGATCGACTTGCTGACGAATGTTAGGATCGTTTCTATCAATGGCAGTCCCCTGTTTAGCTCTGGCTAGAAGCATGTTATACAGTTCTGCTGATACACCTGGTGGAGGAGGAGGGTTCGTTGGGAGTCCTGAAGTAGGAGGGAACCCGGTATATCCACTTCCGCCGATTGGCTGACCGTTAGGATTTGGACCATTACCGCCTGCTGGGGTCCAAGTACTAGTCACATTCTGACCAGACTTGAAGTTCCCCAAGAGATCAATGAGTCCACCACCATTGATGAGTTCACCTGTGTCTCCGCCCTGATAGTTTCTTAGGGCTCCAAACTCATTGTTCCACTGGTTGACTCCTGCTTCGTCTCTGGAATATCTACCACTCATCCAAGCGTCCCGTGCCTGTTCATAGTTGAACGGGTTGGATTGCTGCTGGGTAGGTGGAGGGGCTGTAGTCGTAGTTGGACTAGTAGCCATAGGGTTCTGTTGCTGTTGATAGGTTTCTACAGCTCTTTGCTTGTAGTCCTCAAAGTTATCAAATGGATTTGCCATTACTTGTCGTTTCCTTTTAACTGTAAGTCGTTAACAGCTCGGCGGTAAGAACCCGGTTCGTTTGAGAAGTTGTGTCCTGCTAAAGCTGTTTGATAACCGCCTAAAAGTCCTGCTGCTGTGTCTGCTACCTTAGGGAATTTACTCTTCAGGAAACCATGGAGGGCGTTATAACCAAGTCCTGCTGCTGCAGCTGTTGGAGCCACTGTCCAAGGCTTCTTATTGAAGTATTGGAATGCTGGGTTGCCCTCTTTCCTATTCGTGTTTTTTAGGAACCAATAGGTTGAAGCTACGTCTCCAAGGCCTCCTAAAAGCATAGCTACCTTAGGGTTAATAGGCTTTACCTCTGGAGGAGCCTGTTGTTCTTCAGGGCGGATGGCATAAACTTGAGCCATCTTATCCTTTTGAAGTTCCCTCTGAACGAGTTGGTTAATCAGCTCTGGGTCGAACATTAGGCGACCCCCGTGAAGATGATGTAGTTTAGGGTGAGGAAAGGTGGATTAGCTGTTCCTGTTGCTGCCATTGTTAGTGAACCTGCACCATGAGTATGGGCTCCATTGGAATCAGAACCCAGAGAACCCGCTCCGTGAGAGTGGGAAGAGCCTGCGTCGGAGGTTTGTGTTGACGCACTGGTGAAGTGAGCGTGGCCACCTACTGTAAAGTTCAGTGTGCTTCCACCTGCTTGATAGTTAATGTCGGCTCCCGCTGTAGTTGCTGTTGCTGCTGAAGTTAGAGCACTGAGTCCGTGGGTATGACTAGACTCACTACCTGTTGTTCCACTCACTGAGTGGGTATGGGCACCATCACTTGATGTAGAGCCTGTGATTGAACCACTAGTATGAGTGTGGTCAATAGTTCCACCAGTTCCGGCGAGAGATGAGCCTGTTCCTGACGTAGCTTTTCCTAGAGGAAATCGCTGCTGTAGATCTGGAACATTAAAGGTAGTTGTTCCGTTACCTGCTCCATAGGTAGTCGAGATGAGGTTAAACAGACCTTGATAAGTTGATCTAGAGATCTGCTGACCACGACATAGAACCCACCCGGTTGGGGCGGTGTCTGTAGGCCAAGCTTGAATTGCTCCAACTGGAACGAAGTTTAGAACCCTATCCTGAGTGATGTGGGTGCCATCTTCGTTGTGTTCCTTGAGGAAAATTTCTCTGAGTCTCGCTAGGAGGTTTTCGAACTCCTGCTGAGTGGTGTCAGGGAGATTTCCTCTGTTAATCAATCCAATCATTATTCTTCGTCTCGGTAGTCAGCAGCGAATAGGAATAGGTTCCAGTCTCCACTTGGAGTGTCGTCATCAGAGAACTCGAACTGGAGGGCGTATCCCTCAGACATATTGAAGTCGTCAACGGCCTTAATAACTGGATCTTCTGAGCCATTTGGCGTTAGGTCTACGTCGTAACTCTTGGTTTCTTCCCCAAAGTCTCTAATGACCTTAGCATTGATAGTTACTCCGTTAGCAGCCTTAGCTACTATGGCTGCATCCATGATTCCGAGCCTTCTCAAGATGTTTAGGACTAGAGGGGCCGTTCTGATGCGGGCCGCGAAGGCTACTCCGCTGTCGTCAGTTCCAGAGTCACAGATGTGAATGGTCCCGTCTGATTTGCCGATGAACGGTCGAAGGACAAGGGACCTAGTAGTGTTGTCTTCAATGTTCTCTGAGAATAGACAGACCGAAAGGGCTTCAGCTCGATCTCCAGTGAACTTGACCCATCCTCTGCGAACTCCATCTGGGAACTGGCGAGAGAGTTGAGTGTGTAGGATGATGGAAGTGTCCGGAACAACCTCATCGTTCGTTGATAGCCACCATTGAACTTGGCTAGACTCTGGATAGTAGATAGCCCGAGCGATGACGTCTGCTCCAATGTTTACTGTTTCCCATGTCTTTCGAATATCTAGACCACAAGACTGAACTCCACCCTCACCAATCCGTGAAGGACCAGCCTTTGGGTCGATGAAGTAAAGGCAAGGACGACCGTTCTGGTCTAAACCTTCCACTACGCTTCCTGGAATAGCACCCTTATCCTTAGAGAGGGCGTGGGAAGTGTAAGCTCGAGTCCTCTGACCTGTTCTGGTCATCTGGTAGATGTGGCTCCACTTGAACACGAAGATATAACCATTGACTGTTCTTGACATGGCTGTGATTTCTCCGCCTTCGAAGGTGTCTAGGTCAATGAAGTTGTCTGTGTCGATGGGTGAGCGTTCGTCGTTTCCATCGCCTGGGTCGTTTAGAACTGGTGTCCATGCAAATCGTGAAGAGAGATCTTCGTCTTCCCACGAACCAGCTAGAAGTAGTCGGTCATCGTCAGCTGCGAGGAACTTAGCCGAGTGAAGTACGTCGTAGTCTCCGATGTCTTCTGATAGAACTGCTCCAACTACATTAGCATAACCAGAAGAGAAAGAGGTTGAGTCGTCATAGGTTGTAGTTCCAACTGCAAGCGTTGTGATTCTATAAAAGTTAGAGTTGTCTAGACTAGCTTCGACTTCCCAGTGAGTTTCATTCTCTGAGATTGTGGCTGGCTTAGTGATTCTAGCTGCTGACCCCGAACCAGAGGGGACGAACGTGGTAGCGTCTGAAGGTTCCGAACGTAGAACAGTAGCTCCACCTGACTGAACTGTGTAGCGAACTCGATAGTATCTAGTTCCTGAAAAAGAACCTGAACCTGTGTCAGCTACGCTTGGAGCTGCTGGTTCTGCAAGGCTTGCTCGCCTAATCGTTGAACTTCCGGCTTCTCTCACATGGAGACGGTCAACATTTGTGTCTGCTGCGATGAAGAGCTTCCCGTGAAGGGTCTGCATCTGCATCTGATAGCGGGCATTGTCTGCTACGTTTAGTGTGTCAGCAATGGTGACCGTATGCCAAGAGGTATCCTTATACCTGATGGTTGGGGTTCCACTTAGGACGCTCACTGCCCATAACTCAGCCTCTTGCTCATCTGTCGTTGGGAGATGGCGATGGAGTTTAACTACTTCTGAGCTAGCTGTAATAGGGGTCGTGACAGCAGAGGTTCCAGCCCTACGGGTTGCAATGGTTGAATGGTCCTCTCGACTGGCGCAATGGAACTCCACGTTTTCGGCAATCGTACACTGATCCTGTGCGAGTGCTGTTACAGGGTCTGTGTCGTTATAGCCGCCTCTTAAAGAAGTGACTAGGATTCCTCGTGTTTTTGAGGCCATTTACAACTGCTTTCTAGTTGGAAATTGCATTACTGCTTAGATGCTTGCCACTCTTTAAGGACTTCGATGGCTTCCAGCTGATCGTCTGGAGAAAGGGCTCGATAGGTATCTGCTAGACGTTGAAGTCTGACTTCTGCGTGCTTAGCTACCATCGGAGCAATGATTCGATGGAATGAATCTTCAGTTGACTCCTGATCTTCCTTCAGATCGTTGAACATGGCCTCTTCTGAGGCTGTAAGGGTGATTGTCATTATGCGGAGGCTCGATAGATAATCGTGCCGATGAAGGCGGTGTTGTTGTTGATGTCAGCAGTGGCAAGGTCAGTCGAGTTATTGGCTGCTGCCGCAGTACAACCTCTCACACGTGCAACGGTCGTGTTGACCAACTGCACATAAAGGAGATTCACCCAATTGGTAGCCAAGTTCGCCCAGTTGGCCACTGCGACGTTATTGGTTGATGCAGTACTCAACGATGTAAAGGGTAGACCCTGAATCTCAACTGAACCAGTAATTGTCCCCTTAGCAGACAGCACGACGTTAAACTGTGCGACAACAAGCTGACCGATCTTGGTGTAGGTGCCTGTTTGTGAGGTGTAAGTCTGTCCAGAAGTTCCGCCTGATCCACCAATTACTGGGGTCCAAGTACCCTCCTCATAGTCATCCAGTGTGTTGGCTCCTGCCGACGCGGCTTGAGTAGCAGGAAAGGTAATCTGACCGCTCTGAAGGTCTACGGCTCCTGATGACACTACTGGAGTTGTCATCGTTGGAGTTGTTAGAGATGGGGAGGTTAGGGTCTTATTTGTAAGAGTCTGGGTAGAGCTGGTGTCTACCATCGTCTTACGAGATGCACCATCACCTACAGTTAGTAGGTTATCGTCTGTGTCCCATACAATTGAGCCTTCAGCAGTTTGGGCTGGAGCTGTAGTTTGGGGGAGAAGGAACGATCCGCCTGAAGCGTCGACGGTGCTGTCAAAGTCAACGGACCCGTCGAAGTTGACCGTACTGTCGAATTCAGCTGTACCAGAAAAGAGAGTGTTGCCTGTGACGGTCTCGTTGTCAGCGAGCTTGAAGAAGGCAGACTCATCGAATCCGTCGAGCTTGTCAGCGTCAAGGTTGTCAACCTTGGCTGAACCTGATGTAACTGCAAAGGGGGCTGATGGGTCTCGGTCGAAGGTAATCAGGCCGGTCTGTGTCCAGCTTTGAGAACCGTCGAATGAACCTCCACCTGAACCTCCAGAACCACCTGCTGAACGGGCTGGGATAGTCTTACCTTGGTAAGTGTCTAGAGCATTCTCTTTAACTACCCAAAACTTTAGGTCAGATAGAATACGTTCGTATTCCTTCTGGGCCATCATTGCCATCTGAGGCTTTTCCATCTTACGAAGCTCGTCAGACATGACTCCTTCGATGAGGACGTCGTGGAATGACTCAGGGAAGGCTGGTTCGTTAGAGCCTGAGAGATCAGCTACTACTTGGTGGGCGTCGGCGTAGAGAGTGAAGGCAGTCTGTGGGACGCAGTTAATCTCGATAGTGACTGTGTCGGCTGTGTGGGAGTGAATAGCGTAGCATGTAGGAGTATCTCCTGCTACGTATGGCATTTTTACCCGAAGCTCTTCTAGGGTGAGAAGGTCTAGGGTCTTATATGGAGAGACCGCTCGGTTGACTACAGTGATAATCTTCTCTACGTTAGAGAAGACAACTGTAGACACACCCATAGTTACGTTCTGTTGAACAGTGCTTCTCCTTGAGAGCTGCATATTTACAGAACTTGTTACTTTACGGTAGGTTCTATTGACGGCACGTCCTACTCTCGACTCAGCAGCTGTGCTGGACAAGTTCAGACGGTCCATGATTTCTGTAACTAGTTGGGTAAACGTCATTGGTTACTTCTTGAGGAATGGCTTCGTGGCCTTGTGAATAGCACCCCTAGCTGCGTCAAATGTGTTAGAGAGGGTGTTAGGAAGGCGTGGATCAACCTTGCCTGACTCGTTAGGAAGCTGAACGTCTCTAGGTTTGCTAGAGACACGCTTCATGAGTTCTTCAAATAGTCCCATTACTTCTTATCCTTCTTTTTCTTCTTAGACTTGCCAGCGACCTTATAGGCGATGGCGATCGCTTGAGCCTGCTCTCGACCTGAGTGCATCAGCTCACGAATGTTGCTTGAGATGACCTCTTTTGAGGAACCTTTAAGGAGTGGCATATTACTTAACGGCCTTCTTATATTTGTCTATGAGTTCACTGAAGATGTTCGAGAATGACTTCCCTGAGGCTCTTTCGGCTTGAACGTCAAATAGACTAGGTTGAGTGATTGGGACCTTCCGACTTTTAGTCTTCTGGAGGTCGTTGGCGAACTTGTCACCTTGGAGGTTAGCCCTAATCTCGAAGTTGTTTGCATCGTAGCCTCCTGGAAGTTCCTGAGAGAACTTGTATTTGTCAGTGAAGTTCTTGGGGTCTACGATTCTGTCGGCTGTGTGGAGCAGTTCGTGTCCAGTGGTATTAGCCACTTGGTATGCTGGGTCTGCTTGTCTCTTAATTACAGAGGGTGATAAGTGTAGGGATGAGAGCTTCTCTATGTCTGGGTTTAAAGCCTTAAGACTCTCTGGGACTAGGCTTGGAACAACAGGGCCTGATGAACCTAGGGTTCTCTGTCCGGTCATTAGCTGGTTGTAGGCGTCTACGTCAGCAACAGTGGTTAGATGTCCAAAGATTCTTGGGTACTTCTTCTGTGCAAACTCTAAGGCCTCCATCATTTCAGGCGGAATTGGACGGTTTGGTACTCTTGGAACCTTCTGCCAGTCAATAACCTCTTTGCCGTCTCTTAGTTTCCACTTTGGTAGCTTCTCTGGTGGGATTGACACGTCTGGAGGTCTGAAACCCATTGCCCTCCTCTCAAGGCCCTCAGCCTTGAGCTTCTTGATAATGTCTGCACCATGTTCTCTTAACTTACCAATGAGTTCTGGTTTTACAGCTGCTACAGCAGGGCCAGCTAGAGGGGTTAAGTAGGTGGTTGGGTCTTTTGGATCTCCAGCGAAGAACTCTGCAATGTCTAGGCCCCCTCCAACGACCCTCTTGAGGATCTGTTGGTACAGTGGATCCATGATCGAACGGTCATTAGACCAAGTTCGAACCGGATTCTCGGTTGTGCGTAGATCAGGTTTCTGTGCCATGAGAATAAAAAAGGGAGGACGGTTAGGTCCTCCCTGTGACGTCGGGTAGTTACGATGTATTGTATCGGAACCTTAAACCATAAGGATAATTACTTATGGTTTAAGGGTTACTCGTCTAGTAGATCTTCGGGGCGCTTGTAGTTCTGTGGGTTCTGATTCTCGTCAACAATTCTCTTGAGAAGTCCTGTAAATGTGGTGATTCCAAACTGGTTTGAGAGTCTTAGTCTCTGAGAGTTTGTCTTTACCGGGTAGTCAAGGTCAATTCCACGATCCTTCCTAAGGCTAACCTTTACAAACCCCTCTAGATAGTGTCCAGGCTTAATCTTGTTGAGAAGTTCGATCTCTTCGTTAGACACAATCTCGTTAGGAATTGGGATACCATGATGGTACATTGCTCTCTTAAACTTCAGCTTAGGGGAGCCGTCCTTGGGAGTCCAAGGGGTGCCCTTCTTCCTTGTTGATACTGTCTTCTTCTCAAGTGGTTTAGTAGCTTGGATTGCCTGTGCTAGGGCTGCGGCGAGTACTTCCAAACCTACTGTCTGAGTCGGTGCTTCTACCTTTTCTGTTTCTTTCTCTGTCTTCTTAGCCATGTGGCTCCTTGTTTCAGCCTCCAGTTGAGTTAAATCGGGGTCCATGAGGGAGGCTCCTCGGACCCCAACTGTTCTGACTACTCGAAGATATCTTCGTGGTAATCGTCGTCTTGAATTAGCAATCTAAACGTGATTCTAGAATTTGTTCCTCCGCCAACTAAACCGCTCCAAGTTAGGATAGCATCTTGACCGTTGATGAGGTATACCCCCGTATCACAGGTTAGAACATAGTTCCTAATGAATGGTTCTACTGCTATTCCACTCTCAGTTCGGTTTACCTTACGATGTAGTCTGTCTGGGAAGACAGGGTAAATTTTGTACTGAGAATCAAACGGCGGTGGTTCTATCGGAGATACGCTTGTTCCTAGAGGCCTTAGAACCCTTCTGTGTAGTCTGTCTGGGAAGACCAGACGTGGCGAATACTGAGGGTCGAATGGTGGAACAAACGTTGTTGGGTCAAGTGGGATAACCGATAGAACTGGTTGAACTCTCTTAACTCTAGATAGTCTGCTTGGGTATAGAGATGTGTAACTCTCCCAAGACATGACAGGCACATCAACAATTACTCCAAAGAGTGGTTGATACTGTTGATATGTTCCACGATTGTACTTCCTATATAGTCTATTTGGGTAAACAGACCATGGGAAATATTGTGGATCGAACGGCGGTGGTGGAGGATCGTTAAACGCGTTAACAGGTCCTGTAATCGCCGTATAGTGGATTACCTTTGAACCGGCGATTCCACCAGTGTTGCCAAAAGCTACTGTTTCATTTGGTGGGATGGACGTAGGAGCATCAAACCGATCCATAGACCAGAAAGGCACCTGGCTTGGATGTATCTTCTTACGGAAGATAACGGTCGGATAACTTCCACGAGGTGAGTACTGCGAATCGAATGGTGCCGGTGGGTCAAACCCGTCCATCCACCAAGATGGCATCTCACTAACATGGATTCTCTTACCAAAAACGTAATTTGGCCAAGTTCCACGTGGATGGTACTGAGGGTCGAATGGTGCCGGTGGGGTAAATCCTACCGGAGCAGTGTAGAACGAATACTGAACAAGTAGTGTGCCATTAATTTGACCAGAGTCACCAAATGTTATTGGATCTCCGGTTGGCGCAGATACTGTGAACGTGTTGGGGTCTAACGGTTGAGGATTAAGGACCTGTTGAAGTCTGTACTTTTTGTAGACCTTACTTGGGTAAAGGTTAGTATAACCATCCCAAGACATAACTGGGACGTCAACTTCAACGCCGAAGTGAGGTTGAGCCCAGACGTACGCAGCAAGTCTGTGTTTTCTACCTAATCTTGATGGGTAGATCGCGTTCCATCCAACACCAGCTACTGGCTGAGTAACGTCTGGAACAAAGTTTGGAGCAAATGACGCGGATAAATCTGACGGTCTACGATAGACCAGACGGTCTGGGTAGATTGGAGCCCAATGCTGGACTGTAACAGGTGCTGCCGGTGTATCAGTGTTCCAGAACAGCGAACGGTTGTGAGCCGTTGGAACGTTCTTCCTCGTTGCCCTTTCTGGATAGACAGGGTTCCACTCGATGCCAGCTACTGGTTTGGTGACATCTGGAACAAACTCAGGTTGAGTATAGGATTTATACTCAACAGTTCTACGATAAGTATGTCTATCTGGATAGACAGGGTTCCAGAATACAGCAAATGCTGCAGCGGGAACGCTTGTTGGACCAGTAAGTGTCGCGTACTGAACTACTCTATTTGGGTAGAGCTGTCCTGAATCACCAAACAGTGCAGCGTTTGAGGCGAAAACAGATTTGTCGGAGTCCCAAGCTAGCGTTTGCTGCTGAGCAGTTGGGAAGACGTTCCTACGATAACGGTCTGGGTAGTTCGGAGTCCAGCTGTTTGCGGTAACTGGTTCAGTAACATCAGGGACAAAATATGGCTCAACAGTAAATCCTTCTGGAGCCTGCTTAGAACGTGGGATCCTGTCTGGGTAGACTGGAACCTTATAGTCTGGTACCAGTTCTTGAACAGCTGGTATAGAGACTGGGCCAACAACACTCTCGTACTGAACTACTTTTGTTGGTTGAACCGTTCCTGAGTCGCCTTGGGCCGCTGCATCGGCTGCAGCAACAGGTAGAACAATGAATGTAGTGCTAGCAAGTAGGAGGAGTGCTACTGATCGTGCAGCCGCTCGAATTGGTCTAGAAGCAGGCTGCGCCCACTCGGCAACACCTGCGGTCGCAGTTGGCCCAGCATCATGAAGAGGTTCAACGAATTGCTGGTATAACCAACGCGCCATTCTTTATCCTTTAATGCCAGATCTTACTTGATCGCCATACACTACAACTTCTGGTTTTCCTAGAACCACCCTGTCTGGATATTTTGGGAGAGCCGTTTCGTAGTTTGTCGTTGATGCCGAGACGACTTCAACAGCGATTGCAGCCCAATCTGAAGAGGTAAGTGTACAAGTTGCTGGAGAGCTTGTGTTTCCAATCCACATGCCGAACACACCAGTTGCTGGGGTGTTGTAGTCTGGGTCTCCCATTGCGGTCCAGCCTTCCGGAGCTGTTGGAGCAGTTTGGATGTCTGAGCCGAAGAAGGCTACGACTGCATTGTTGTTATTAGAGAAGGCTCCTAGGGTAACCGTTGGATTGGCGCTCGCATCTCCATTGTTTGTGGAGATGTTGGTCACGGCTGATGAGCCATCCGTTCCACCAGTATTGATTTGGTCGTTAGATTCTAGAAGGAGGCCAGCTGCTCCGGTACTGTTGTCTCCAAAAGTGATGGTGTAAGTTCCAGCTGAGAGGCCCGAGGACTTCATCGCCCGAAAGAGTGTTAGTCGGTGGACGTTGCTGGCAATGGTGTCGTAGACGATTGAGCTGCCCACTTGGACGAAGGCCAGTCCTGTGGTCGTTGTGACTGTGGGGACGGTGGCTTCGGCGGCTGCGTCAGAATGGGCAACAGCTAGAAGGTAGAGACGATTGACAAGGGGCGTAAACGACCCAGAAGCATAGGTTGAGACGTTTGAAGAGCTTGCAACCGCTGCCGCTGTAATGTCGGTAAACGTAATTGCCATGGATTAGTCTGGGTCTGTTGGTGGTGTAAACCCTGAACTTACTACTTTGACTGATGAACCTCTAACTGCCCTTACTACTGGAGCCCACGCAAAGATCTCCGGGTTAGCACCACCCGCTGCGACAGCTAAGAGAAGTGTGATGTCGGAAATAATGAGTCCGCTACCAGACGCGGCTCCGACCATCTCGATACTCAGCTCGTCCCCGTCCGCGATGCTCACAGAGTTCACGTCATCCGACTTATAGCCATCTTGGCCGGTGCCGTATTGCACGCCGAGTGCGGTCGCAACACCGTTCTTGAGCAGCGTGAGGTTGTTGTTGCCGGTGTTGCTGTTGCCGCCCGTGGTGACACGCACTTGCAACTTCGACGCGGTGAGGGTTCGGTTCACCTGCACGCGGGTGTCTGTATCAGTCGCGCCGAGCCCGAGCTGCCCAGAGGTCGAGGCATACTTGGTCGTCGCCGGTTGCAACGTGGTATTGCC